TTGTTTTTTCAACATAAATACTGGTGAGTATGAAGAGCAAGTATATTCTTTGAAAGATATGTGGAAGAATATGGCTCATATGGGCAGTCAAACTAAATTGGGAGCAGGTCAAGAATCTTTATCTGAATATCCATCAAGGGTGATGTCTAGTATTGTTAACCATGAAAATTGGTATATGGGGTCTAAAGTTGCCTCAAATGAAGATAAGCATGGTGGTGATGGAGATAATAGTTATCCAGATTGGCAGAAACAATTCCTTTCTCAGGGTATTTCAAGGATAGGTATTCTATTCAACCAAGAATTGACTATTTCTTTAACAGGACATCTTGAATTATGTGCAGGTGATAAAATTGAGGTTAGGATACCTAACCAAAAACCAGATGATGAGCTGAGACCTGTGTGGGATCCCGAACATAGTGGCACATATTTGATTAAAAACCTCAATCATCAATTCAATGTCCCTATGAAAAAGGTATATACTGTGTTAAACTTGATTAGAGATTCCTATGGAATCAAAGATCAAGAATCAAACGTAAAATGAGGTACTTATGGAAAGTATAGAACAGCACATTGCTAAAGATAAAGAGATCTTAGATGATCCTCAAACAAATCCTCAAACTCGCCGACATGTTGAGGAAGAGCTCCATGATTTAATTGAATATGAAGAGCATCATCATGAAGAGATCGTAGCAGGAGATCATCATGATCCTAACTGCATTGAACTCTTTTGTGATCAACACCCAGATGAACCCGAATGTCTAATATACGATGACTGATTCTGCCTTACAATCAATGTACCCTGTTAACCAGATTGGATCTGATGGATTCAACTGGTGGATAGGGCAGGTTGAACAGGATAGTAGAAAAGATCCCAAAGCATCTGGTAGATGTAAGGTACGTATTATAGGACTACATCCACAGGATTGTGGTGTTGTTAAGGATGATGATTTGCCTTGGGCTATCACAATGATGCCTGTGACAAGTCCTCATAGACCAGGAGCATTAGTTTCTGTAACATCTAAACTTCGTGCTGGAGATTGGGTTGTTGGGTTCTTTATGGACCAAGATAAACAGCAACCCATAATAATGGGTACTGTTGGTAGGGTAGCAAATTCAACTAAGACTAAGACTGCTGAAAAAGATACGGCAGATGATGGTTGTAATTCATTTACAACTTATCTTGATGCTCAAAGGAAAAATTTTGATGCTAATGCAGGTGATAAAGAACAGACAGCAGTAAATTCAACTGACTCAGGAAATGTAGCTACAGAGGGAGTGGAGGTAGTTGTTAATCCTCAGATTGCTGCTTCTATGACCAAAGGGCAAGCTGCCATTTATAAGGTTAATACAAAGACTAATCCTGCTGGTATTAGTTTCTGTGTAGAGAAAGCAGATAGGTGTGGTAAGGATACAAATCTCACTGGTACTTTTAAAAGATTGTTGAGTGAGATGTTAGCAGAGACACAGAATAATAATGGTAAAATAGGAACATATTTGGTTGGTCAGATATCTGGTGATTTGTATGATGTTATTGATGTTGGAAGGGAGTATGTAGATAAAGCAATTCGTGTTATGAAGACCTTTATTGCAAATATAAAAGGATTTGTAATGAGGCAGATTAGAAAGGCAGTTAAACATATAACTGATGCTCTCCTACGTGCAGTACCAGGAGGTAATTCACTTGGACAGGTAACTAAGTTTCTTAATGATATGCTTGCATCAGTTGGATGTAAGATGGCAGATCTTGGTGATCGTCTTGCTAAGTGGTTAGAGGATATGATCTTTGGTTATCTCTTTAACCTTTATCAGTCAACTGCATGTCAGGTAGATAAGTTTGTTGGAGGCCTTATTAACAAGATTCAGTCCTTGATGAATGATTTATTAGAGAGTATTCTTGGACCATTGCAATCTATTCTTGGTGCTATAGCAAAACCACTTGATATGATAGGTCAAGCAATCAATAAGGTATTAAGTCTTCTTGGTATTCAGTGTAGTGGACCAGGACAAAAATGTGCTAAGAAAACAAAGGTATGTACGGATTGTGCTGGAGATAAGAGAGAAGATTTCTTAGATAAATTATTGGCAAGTCTTAATGATTCTGATAGTCAAGATTGGAATCAATATAATTGTGATGATACACAGGAAGGAACTAAATTAAAACCTACTGATGTTGATTTTATTGGTGGAATTCAGAATCCTGACAGAAATATAGTTTATAATATTACAGATATTGAAGTAAAAGAAGGAGAGAAGGCAATATTTACTGTTACTAGGAGTGGATATATTGATGTAATTTCAAGCCTTACATATAAAACAAGAAATGGTACTGCAACTGCTGGTGAGGATTATGAGGAGAAGAGTGGTACTTTAGGATTTGTTGCAGGAGTAAAGTCAGCAACTATTGAAGTTAGAACTTTTGAAGATTCTTTAGATGAAGGTTACGAAGATTTTTATTTAAGACTTGCTATTGATACTCCAGGTAGAGAGATATCTAGATCAAATTTTAAAAGAAATATTGCTAGATGTACTATTAAAGAGACTTCTATTACACAAGGTGTTTCTTCTCCAGTAGATTCTGATACTGGCACTCCTATGACAGCAAATCCAGTGGATGCAACATCAAATCCAGATGCTGATCCATTTACAGGGAATGTTTCTATCCCTACTGGAACAGCAGAACCTTCTACAGATCCAACATATAATGTATCTGCTGATAAAGCATCTGTTGAGGAAGGAGGATTTGTTAAGTATACTATTACGACAACAAATGTTCCTAATGGAACATCATTAAGTTATCAATTATTTGGTAGTGGTATTACTCCAAGTGATATTGTTAGTAACAACTTGACTGGGACATTTATAATAGAGGAATCTACTGCAACGGTTATAGTTGGAATTAGGAAGGATGATGTATCTGAGGATGGTGAGACACTGATATTTGCTATATCAGGAACAGGAGCATCTGTTAGTGTATTGATTATATCAAATCTTGCTGATCTAAGTGAGGAGGAGATTGCTAATCTTGAAGATACATCTACAAATAACATAGTAGATAATCCACCTATTCTACCAACAGCAGGAACTGTTGTTACAGATAGAGGTGGTGGTATCATTACTATTCCAGTTGATACTTCTGGTGATCCTTATACAGAACCTCCAGCAGTCTTTATAACTGGTGAAGGGTATGGAGCTCAGGGAGAAGCATTGTTAGATGTAAATGGTTTTGTTAGAGAGATACGTGTAACTGATCCTGGTTTTGGTTATAAGATTAATAAACCTGTTAATGCTGAGTTGGAATGTATTATTGATTCTTTTACAATGATTAGACCTGGACAAGGATATACTTCTGAACCAAAGGTATTTGTTGATGGTGATGATAGGGTTGCTGAGGCAGTTATCAATACTAAGGGTCAGATAATAAGTGTTAGAATTAAGAATAGGTCTGTTATTTTTGAGGAGTATCCAGAGATTAAGATTCTTGGTGGTGGAGGATATGGAGCAAAATTTGTTCCTTCATTCGCTTGCTTAAAACCTGCTGCTCGTGTTAAGATTGGTTCTGCTAAGATCGGAACTGGTTCTTACATTGATTGTCCGTAGGAGGTATTATGACTCTTGATTTAGATCAAATAGCGGATGATAATCAATTGGATGCTCAGGGTAGACGTCCAGGTGAACCAGGGTACGGTGAAACTAAGGTTACTCAAGCAAATAATACAGAATTAGCAAAAGATAAGGTAGAAGATAATGAAGAAAATAAGAATGAGGATGATAGTAAAGCAGAAGATAATCTTAATTCTGAACTTACTATTTTAGTTAATGGTGAGACTGTTCAGATATCTGAAGATTTTACAGGAACTCATGTTCAGAATAAGGATGAAGGACATGGATTTCATATTCAGAAGAATGGTGACATTGTAATTCTTTCTGGTTCTGGTGGTAAGGGCAAAGGGTGTGGTGGACGCTTGTTAATCAATACTAAGAATGGTCAGATTACTAAGAGTGGTCCTATAACAGAAGAGGTTAATGCTGATTCTAAAAATTCTGGTGAGGATGGATCTAAAACTAACGGGGGTTCTGGAAATAGTGAAGTAGCATATTCGGGATCATTTTCTGGTGACCACGAGGTTGAGATACAAGGAACTAAGTATGTCAAGGCAAGAGATATAGTACTTGATGCTACTGATACCCTTACTTTGAGAGCAAATAAAATTATTGTGGCTGCTGATGAGTGGACAGAAGATACAGGATTGAAAAGGACTGTGGTTGATACTGAGGAAGAGGAGATTACATCACAGAGAACTTCTGAAGTTAAAGAGGATACTTCAAAACAGTATGATACTCGTGCATCTAAGAATATAGTTGGTACTGGAAATATTAGTCAGAAGATTCAGGGTGATTTGAG